CTACATAAGTGTGTGGTGAATTACTAATACTTGTACCAGTTACTATTTGACCAACTTTAATTGATGCGTTTGAGCCTGATAATGTTACGGCTGTAGTAGCGTTCATCGTGCCGCTTTGGGTAGTTACTGCGGCTGATGCCGTTCCAGCGTTTGAATATCCACCGCCAATAATGTTATAAAAACCAGCACCAGTGTTTGAATAACCACCACCAACAAAAGAATATTGACCTGAAGCAGTATTTGAAAAACCACCAACAAGCGATGAATAAATGTTTGTTGCTGAATTAGATGTTCCACCAGCAACAACAGAACCAAAATTACTTGAAATATTATTTTGACCGCCACTAATAACGGCATAAGTGCTACTTGCTACCTGTGCGGCAGTTCCTCTAGCCGTCTGCCAATCAACAGCATTAGCCCCCCTAGCATTACCACCAGCACTTGTAGATGTAGTAGCTTGTGCTTGAATTGCGCCTGTTCCTGCTGGTTGTACAAATAAAGCACCATTAGACTCTAGTCCAATAGTAGATACTCCACTAAAGGATAGGGTAGGAGTTCCGTAGACTGCGGCTGAAGTAGTAGGGATGTAGGTGTTGGCAGTTGAGCCTATTTCTATTTGCCCACCCCAAAGATATATTGTTGCTGGACTAGAAGCAGTTTTTTGAATCCATAAACCTATTGCATTTGTTTGCACAGAATCGGTTAAAGTTACTCTTTGCCAAGATGTAGAAAGAGTTAATGTAGTTGTTGAACCAGCAAAACCAGCATCAATTAATACAACTGTTCCACCCGCTACATCAGCACGAACATAAATAGATTTAGTGTTAGATATTCCAGTAAATGATAAACCTGTTTTAAATTGGTATATACCTGTTGCATTAGTTGCAGAACCCCATGCAATAGAAGCCGCAGTTGTTGTCCCATCAGGTGCAGTTACAGCATTATCCGTTGCCGTTACATTAGTCTGTTTAACCCATGCGGCATTTTGAAAGGTTTGGGAAAAAGTAAGAAAATTCTGCCCAGTACCCCTTAACACTCCTGTCTGTCCTGTAATCGTAGTAGCGTTTACAGATGATGGGGTAGTAGCACCTATAGTAGTGCCATTGATTGTGCCGCCTGTGATGGCTACTGCGTTGGCGTTTTGGGTAGCCATTGTCCCCAAGCCTGGGATAGACCCACCTGGTACAAATCCGTTAGCGGTTAATACATAGTCTTGTTGCCCTGCTAACGGCTGCGGAACCTCCCCTTGAATACCATCGACGGTAGTGCTAGGGGATGTAAATGTTCCAAAGTCAACTATGCCCGCATGAGGAGCAACAGACATTACAGACTTTCGATAAACGCTTTTTGCTTGGCTACAATTTCAGCTTTAAGAACTTCTGCGTCTTCTTTAGCTGCGTTTGCATCTGCAATAGCTTTATCTAACAGTTTTGATTTTTCTGCTGCGCTTGCTAAATTTGCATCTGCTTTAGCCTGAGCCTGTACAGCTTGTGCTGCGGCGCTGTCAGCCTGAGTTTTAACTAGTTTAGCTGCATCCATAACATCTTGCGCATCTGCTTTTAACTTAGACGCTTCTGTTTTAGCTACAGCAACAATATCACTAGCTTGTGCTTTTGCGTCAGAAATTAAACCTGTTGCTTGCTGTTTAGCACTATCCAAAACGTTTGCTGCTTCTTGGGCATCTTTTTTTGCTTTTTCTTTTAAAGCTAAAATATCTGATGCTGGACCAACTAACTCAACATACTTTTTATGTTCAGCAGTAGCGTCTTCAAGGGCTTTTAACTTTGTTTGGTATACGGCAGGATTAGACACAACCGTAAGTAAATCAAAAAGTTGGTTAGTAGAACCCGAAGATCCGTCAATATTATTAGCAATGCTCATGATAAACCTCCGCCACCAGCTTGAATAAACGTGCAACGTACAGAACCCGCTCCTGCCGTTTGCGTTATTCTAACACCCGTAACTGGATAAGCAATATTAGAGTCCTTAGTAGCTGTTTGTGCCGTTAGTGATGGATGGTTTGTCCAATTACCTGATGCTGCAGAATAGTTACTAGCAAAAACGTCATCAAATGTATATTGAACAGTATACGTTGCAGTTCCAGTAACAATTACAGAAATAGCCACGTTAAACGGCGACACATAATTATCTGGTGGGTAAACGTTAGACGTTTTTGTCCCTGCAGATGCATCAGAAAGTGTAAATACGACTGCTCGCATAATTAATCTCCTAAGATGTTAAAGAGGGCTAGGGTTTTCCCTAACCCGTCAGATTAATTAAGAAGTAGCAAACGGAGTAGCAACAGTACCAGAACCTAGCACTGTGCCTGTAACCATATACTTTAATGCAGCAATTGCGTAGATCTGTACAAATGTACCTGCAACACCGCCAGTAGTTGTACCGTTAAAGTTAATAAAGTCATCGCTTGCGCCTGATACAAAACCTACAGCAGCACCAGAAGTGTCTGTGTCAATAGACAATATAGCGCCTACATACTTGTCTGTGCCGTCCGTACCAATCTTTAATGAAGAAGTAGAGATTGTGGTTGGAACCCAAATCGTGTACACAACGCCTTCATTATTGGCGGTGCTTGGGTCTTGACCAGGACCAGAAGTGGTTGGGTTTGCAGATGCGTTAATAGTAGGTAAGGTTAAAGTTAGAGCAGCTGCTAAAGAGCCACCTACGGAAATAATACGTCCGCCATGAGCCTCTGGGCTTAGGGTAGTGCTGGTAGTAATTTCAACAATAGTCGCTGGACCTTGTTGATAAATGCCGCCCAATGAACGAATTGGACCTTGGAATGTGGATCGTGCCATGTTAATTCTCCATACAAAGTAAGCCTATTAATCGTGTATGCGTCTGCTGGGACAGTTTAATAAGCTGGTTTCCCAGTTTCCATCATCTTACTACTTTTTTATATACTTGCAACTTTTATTTTGTTGCCATCATATACAAACCAACGTTTGCTCCTGCATAACAGATATAACAAATAGCCATTGGCACATTACCCTTTAGACCTTGTTCTACAGCTATGTAAGCGTAAATCACACCTGTAACAATAATTAACCACGAACTCATTTTCTAGGGTCTTGAAAACCAAATGTAGCAAGGCATTTTTGATAATCAAAATCTTCGTCCCGCAATACTGGTCTGATGGTAGCTTCTAATGCCCAGTCTAAATATTGGGTAATGTCTTCCATACTTTCCCCGCTTACGCTCGCACGGGCGTGACCCATCGGCAGTCCATTTTCGTCATAAAAGACCTCCCGTAGCTCCATATAAGGGTCTGGGTCAGCTGCTATCATTACAAAGCGTAAGTTCCAAGTCATAATGTTTCGTATTATTTACATTAAGTACCTTTAGGTAACATTTATGTTACTTAAACCTATAACTCTAAAGGGTCAAATCCAAGTTCAGTTGCTACCATTTTTGCTCGATTTCTAAACGTCTTATCGTGTTTTGTCCAAGCCTGTGTCACCGTATTCCAGCGGCTGACGTGAATCATCTCATGTGCCATCGTCCGAATCACAGTGTCTAAATGCCCACAACGGGCATCTGAAATTGTAATAGTGTGAGCGTGGTCTGTGCCATCATCATAAAGATAGGTTCCCATAGTGTCTGGGTCATGATCTACTATAAATTTAATCTCTTCTGGTAAGGGTAAACCCCAATCTGAAAACGGTTCGCAGCAGTACAGCATACTGTAAATGTTTTCAATAATTTTAGGCGTTAGCTTCATACTTTTAACAACTGCCCACGGAAGTAGATTAAACCATCATCCTCATTAATAACCTCTGCCAGCTCTGGCGGCATCATCTTGCCATTAATAAAGGTCAAGATTGCAAAACCAGCTCTCCAGTTAACTGGGTTATTTTCTGTATATGCAAACTGATTATCTTTAATACAAGCCATTGTGCCAGTATCTACGCCATATCTCGTTCCAGTATAGTCACTCCACGGGGTAATTTTAAGAGAGTGTAGATGCCCACTGACAAAACTTGTACCCGATTTAATGGTGTTGTTGTAGACCGCATGGATGCCGTTGTGCCAGCGGTGTTTAATCATACAAGTTTCGTTGACCATAATTGACCAGTACCACTTCCAATGCGGGGTGTGATCCGCAATATCAAAGCCTTTAATACCCTCGTATTGAGGAAGAACATTGGACAATTTGCCCGAAAACCGAAGGTCGTGGTTGCCAATCGTAACCATCAGCTTGCAGCCAGCTGGTCTTACTTTTTCAATATCTCCTAGTCTTTCTTGAATTTCTTCTAGCTCTTCTTTTACAGTAGGGCCTTTTTGCCAACCAATGCGATGGTGTTTTGAAATACTAGCAAAGTCTGCGATATCCCCATTGAGAATTACAATCTTTGGTTTCAGGTACTTTACAAACTCAATAAACCCTCGGTGGGCTGTAGTCACATATTGTGGGTTGTAATGGCAATCAGAGCCAACCAAAATAGTGCCATTGTCAAGAGTGACGTTGGCTTGCATCTGCTCGTCTGGAATGTAAATCTTAGGCATCCCGTTTGGTTTTAAAGCGTCTAAAACAATACCATGTGTATCTTCTATTGTTCTACGTCTTTTTAAGGTATTGCGGGTGCTAAGCCCTATAATTTTGCCAACTTTGTCAGGAGATTGATGTTCTCGCCAAATGGCAATAAATTCTTCATCGGTACACGCTTTTTTAGCCATGACATACCTTTTCTCAAGTAAATCATGATATTAGAGAATTGTGAAAGAATTATGAAAAAACCCCTCCGAAGAGGGGTCCAAACACTATAGTGTGTTTATTAAGCGCCTTGCGAACCGAACATTCCTAGTGGATCCGAGAATCCGAAAGAATAACGCTCACGAGACTTGTAACGTACGTTACCAGTATCGAAGTCTCCGTCCATGCTGTTTGCTAATGGGGAACGAATAAAATGCTTCATGCCATTAGGAACATCAGTGCAGAGGAAGTAAGCATTGGTGTCGGTCAGGTAGTTATTAACTGTATAACCTTCTGGGATCGAACCATTGTTTACGATAGCGTTAATGTCGTTGTCGGCAGTACCAACACGCAACTGGGTCTCTAAGAGACGGGTAGCTACGAACTGGAGTGCAGGTGGAACAATTAACTTCTTAGGTTTAGCAGCGATTAACAAGCCACGCTCATCTGTCCAAGCAGCGATCTGAATAACTGCGGCTTCCAAAGAAGTCTCATTCAAGTCGGCAGGGGTAGATTGAGTGTTGCTGTTTACACCACCAGAAACCAGTGGGTGTGATGTGCTAAATAAAGCCACACCGTCACCACCAGCATATACGCCAGCAGAGAAACCGTTGTTTAGAACGGAAGCTGCCTTAGTTTGCTTGGTGTATGCCATAGCACGAGCCAATGCCTTGGTATAACGAGC